CTTCCTAGAACCTACCCCCCCAGCCCGAAGAGAGGGCTGGTGAGGGGAACGAAAGGGCAAACCGTGTACCCGGCGCAAAGGCGCCGGTACAGGTATTGCCAAGAAAGAATAGAAGAAAAAGAGTGTTTGACAATATCCACTGAGTGGGTATATAACGATGTGGCAATAGTGCCAACGACCGGGCCAGTGGCTCAAGGAGTTTGATAATGGGATTCTTTGCACAGCACACAACCTTCAGTGAAGGAAGTGGCAAAAAGTTTAGTACAGCTGAGGCAGGCATCTACGCCTGTGCATTGGTAGACGTTGAAGCCGTACAAAGCAAATCGTTTGATGATCCAAACGTTCTCGAGCCAAACCTGAAGTGGGTATTTGAAACCACCGAGGTAGGCGATGACGATGGACAGCCTTTCCGGTTTGTCCAGTATACGAAAACCACGTATGGCAACGACAAAGCGAAACTGACAATCTTGCTTGATGGCATGGTCGGGCGCATGACTCAAGACGCATATCGCAACCTTGACCTTCCGGCACTGAAAGCCAAGCCATGGCAGGTAGTGGTTGGTACACGCCAGAAGATGAACGGCGAGCTTACCAACGTAGTCGAGACCGTGAAGCCGGTAAAGGTTGCACCACCTAAGCCCCTCCGCAAAGCCGTGCCGGTAACGGATGACATCGCGGATCCGTTTGGCGAAGACTAGTGCAACAGCACTACCGCACTACAAAAATCCAAGCCCTCAGCGTCATTGACGACTGGGGGTTGGACTTTGCAACAGGGAACGTACTCAAGTACCTGCAACGTTGCCCACACAAAGGGACGGCTAACGCTGACAGCATCAAGGCGCTCTGGTACATGGCATATTCCGTAACCAAGGACACGGCCTACGCTGATCGGATAGCCAGGGAAGCCGAGGAGATAAACCATGGCACTAGCATTTAGTATCGAAGAAAAGAAAGAACGCATCCGGCAAGCGATGGAAGTTTACTCCACTACCGGGACATGGTCTAAAGCCGACAACATCGTTAGGCGGCAGAGCGTAGAGAAGTGGGTACGGAATCCTGAGCTGCTGGCATATGCCACAAGCCTTGGTTACCAGCAGATGTGTACAGACGAGGTAGCAGGGTTTGCACCCGTAACAGCACACTACACCGCTCGTATCGCTTTTTCTGGTGCTTTGGTGCATATGCGGGATGGCAAGTACGTTTGCCGGGATGGCGCAAGAATCCACTATGCCGTACAGCACGGACAGATGGTGATGTACAAGCTTGACGGTGCTGGGAACCGGCATCATGCAGGCCCTGCTTACTTCCGGGGCGCAGACATACTCGCTAACGATTGGATGATAATCAGATGACTGGCTTTGAAGCATTGGAATTAATTGTTAATGACGTAGATAAGTACATCAAACCCAAAAGCTGGGTTGATGGCGGATTTATATGCCGATCTACATTTCTTGAAAGTGGTTGGTTTTGTTCACATGATTTGCAAGATGAAGAAGATGCCATTGAAAAATTCATAAATCTTTTGCTCTTTGAACAATGGGAAGTAATTGAACGAGAGATAACTAAATGAGATTCGGCGAAGTGATTCAAGCCTTGATGGCTGGTGGCGGTAACGCTGTATGGCGGCAGGATTGGGGAGGCTCGGTATTCCTGCGGTATTCCGAACTCTGGAATATGTTTGAACTGCACGGGCCACAGAAACGGGTAACGCAACTGGAAGAGTTGAGCCTGTCCCCTGGTGATTTGTTTGCTAACGATTGGGCTATTGTTGTACTTGATCCGCGAACCGGGGAGGTTGCCAAGTGATACCTTTTGCTATTGGTGCTTTGGTGGGGGCTGGATGCTTGGCCTTATACAACGAACTCTATATTCGCTGGTTGTATGCTGATGTAAAGAAACAGGCTAAAGCCCAAGGCATCAGCAAAGAAAAGATGAGGGCTGCTATGCTCTGGGCTACCAGCGCGGAGCTACGAAAGAATCTAGATGAGTAGAGTAATCAATAAGGAGATTGAGCAGGTTGCAATAGACCTGCTCAAGCACCATCCACGCAACGCCAACAACGGTGATGTCGAAGCCATCAAGAAGAGCCTAGCAGTCAATGGGTGGTACGGCTCTGTAGTGGCTAACCTGAGCACTAAGCACATCCTAGCGGGAAATCATAGGGTCATGGCTGCAAAGGCTTTAGGCTGGGAAACCGTACCTGTTCAATGGGTTGACGTTACACCCGAAGAAGAGTTGCGGATTCTTGTAGTAGACAACCGGACTACCCGTATCGGGCAAGATGACACAACCAAGATTACCGACATCCTCGCTGAGCTTGCGAATACGCCTATCGGCCTTGAAGGTACGGGGTACGGTGCTGCTGACCTTGATGCTTTGATTGATGAACTTGCTGGAACTGCTGACCCTGCCGAGTTGCTGACGGATCCAGACGAAGTGCCGGAGGAAGTCGAGACACGATGCAAGGCGGGAGACCTTTGGATTCTTGGTCGGCATCGCTTGCTTTGTGGTGACAGCACCAAGGCTGATGATGTGGCAAGGCTGATGGATGGTGGCATCGCACAACTCATACACGCCGACCCGCCATATGGCATGGGTAAAGAAAACGAAGGCGTGGAGAATGACAACCTATACGCCGATAAACTTGACTCATTCCAGATGGATTGGTGGCGAGCGTTCCGCAAAGCACTAACCGACAACGGAAGCGTTTACATTTGGGGTAACGCTGAAGACCTATGGCGATTGTGGTTTGTCAATGGATTGAAGGACAGCGAGCGGTTCACCTTCCGTAATGAAATCGTGTGGCAGAAGAACCAGGCGCAAGGACGGATGAGCGATAAACACCGACAATATCCCACTGGAAGCGAGCGATGTTTATTCTTCATGATTGGCGAGCAAGGATTTAGTAATAACTCCGATAACTACTGGGAAGGTTTTGAACCAATACGGGCATATCTGCAAACAGAACGTGACAAAGCAGGCATGACAAATAAGACCGTGGCTGATATTTTTGGATTTCATCCCAGAATGGCTGACCATTGGTTTAGTAAAAGCCAGTGGAGTTTCCCGCAAAAGGAACAATACGAAGCAATACAAAAAGCCGCAAATGGTAAGGCATTCAATGGGGAGTATGGCGCTTTCAGACGGGAGTATGACGAACTCAAGCAGGAGTTCAATGCAACCCGTGCATACTTTGACAATACACACGACAACATGACAGACGTTTGGGAATATGCAAGCGTGTCAGGTGAAGAGCGGTTAGGACACGCAACACCTAAACCGGTGGCTATGATTGAACGATGTATACGATCAAGCTCAGAAGAGAACGCTATCGTAATCGAACCGTTCTTAGGCTCTGGTACTACATTGATTGCAGCTGAGAATACAAACCGCAAATGCTACGGTATGGAAATAAGCCCTAAGTATTGCGATGTCATTATTCAGCGATGGGAAAACGCCACAGGGCAGAAGGCGGTGCTAGATGAAGGGTAAGCCATACAAGTACAACGAAGACGTAGTACAGCGCATCACACAGGCATTGAGGGCAGGGAATACCCGCCGAGCATCATGCGCTTACGCTGGTATTTCTGAAGATACCTTTGCAATCTGGCTCAAGGACATTTCGGAGTTCTCGGATTCTATTAAAAAGGCAGAGGGTGATGCTGAGGTGCGTAACGTTGCGATCATCCAGAAAGCAGCTGATACGACTTGGCAGGCCGCCGCATGGTGGCTTGAACGTAAACACAAGGCCGACTGGTCATCAAGGGTAGAGCAGACCGGCGCAGACGGTTCACCGGTCAAGGTAATCGTGGAGTACGCGGATAAGCCCGGTGCATGAGCTTCACCACGGCAACTGCCTTGACATCCTACGCACCATGCCAGATTGCTCGGTTGATGCTGTTGTAACCGATCCGCCGTACGGCCTATCCTTCATGGGCAAGCGTTGGGATTATGACGTGCCATCAACCGAGATATGGGCAGAATGCTTGCGTGTGCTGAAGCCAGGCGGTTACCTGCTGGCGTTTGCCGGTACTAGGACACAACACCGTATGGCGGTACGCATTGAAGATGCCGGGTTTGAGATACGGGATATGTTAGCGTGGATGTACGGTAGTGGGTTTCCAAAGTCTCACAATGTGAGTAAGGGATTTGACAGGGAGGCAGGGATTCTAAAACCAGAATTCAAGGCCTTCACCGTAGCCGGATCAAGTCACAATGCAAACATAAGTAAGACTATTCCTACAAAAGGTTATGTGCCTCCAGCACCTGCCACGGATGCGGCTAAACAATGGCAGGGCTGGGGTACAGCACTCAAGCCAGCCATGGAGCCTATCACGATGGCACGTAAGCCCTTCAAAGCCACGGTAGCGCAGAACGTGCAGGAGTGGGGTACAGGCGCCATCAACATTGACGGTTGCAGGATTGGTGCTGATGATAAATGCCAGCCACCTAAAGCAGGATATAAACGGCATGAAACAGATGCTGCATATGCTTTTGCTGGCGATGCAAAATTCCAAACCACAGGCGCAAATATTCATCCTGATACAAGATGGCCTGCTAACGTTTTGCACGATGGAAGCGCGGAGATTCTGCAAGGCATGGGCGAAGCGGCACGATTCTTCTACACGCCTAAAGCCTGCAAGGATGACCGGGACGATGGGTGCGAGATGATGGATGCAAAGCAGTACAGCCATGACGGCAGAGAAAAGCGACTAGAGAACGCATATCAACGCAACGACAGCAAGGCGCACAACTTTCACCCGACCGTAAAGCCTACCGACTTGATGCGCTACTTGTGCCGCATGGTTACACCTACCGGCGGCATCGTGCTTGACCCGTTCACTGGATCAGGTAGCACCGGGCGCGGTGCCGTGCTTGAAGGGTTCCGGTTCATTGGTTGCGAGATGGATGCAGACTACATCGAGATAGCAAAAGCCCGTATCCTTGCAGCTGAGAAAGCGTACCAGCCTTGCCTGATATTCGACTAGTCTTACCAAGGCCACATGAAGCACAGCAGGTGATTCTGCGGGAAGCCAAGCGGTACAACGTCCTTGCTTGCGGGAGACGCTTTGGTAAGACCACGCTTGGCGGTAACTTGCTCAGTGACCCGGTACTGATTGACGGCTTGCCCTGCGCGTGGTTTGCACCTACCTACCGCTTGCTGGAAGAGGCATACGCCGATCATAAGCGTATCTATGCTCCGGTTATCCGCAGGGCGGTACAAAGCCCAGCCCCACGCATCGAGCTTATAACCGGGGCAGCAATCGATTACTGGACTTTGGATGACCCTAGCACCGTTGCCCGTGGCCGTAAGTACAAGCGGGTCATCATCGATGAAGCGGCAATGGCTAGACACTTAGAGCAAGCCTGGACGGAAGCCATCCGCCCAACACTGACAGACTTCAAAGGGGACGCGTTCTTTCTATCTACGCCTAAAGGCTCCAACTACTTCCGCACCCTTTACAACCAAGCCGCTACCGATGCCGACTGGATGGCGTGGCAGATGCCTACGACCGCTAACCCGTGGATAGATGCTACCGAAGTAGACAAGGCGGGCGAATCACTGCCGAGCATCGCGTTTAGGCAGGAGTATTTAGCCGAGTTCGTCGATGCAGCTGGAGCCAGAATCAAGCGTGAATGGTTGCGGTATGGCGATTGCCCTGAAGGATTGCCTACCTATATCGGGGTTGACCTTGCAATCTCTACGAAGTCTGAAGCAGACTACACCGGCGTGGCGGTTGTCTCTCGTGGTGACGATGGGACGATCTACGTTAGAGACATCAACCGTACCCGTGCTGACTTTGCCAGTGTGCTACGCTTCATTGAGGCAATGGCGGCTAAGTGGAATCCATCTATGATCGGCATCGAGCAGGTGCAATACCAAGCGGCTGTCGTGCAGGAGCTTCTTAGACGTACGAAACTGCCTATCCGGGGCATCCGCCCAGACCGTGACAAAGTGACCCGCTTTGCGCCTCTGGAGGCACGGTACGAGCAATCACAGGTTATGCATTGCCAAGGGCTGCCGGCTTACTTTGAAGATGAGCTACTGAGCTTCCCGGTTGGGCGGCATGATGACGTGGTTGATGCCTTGGCGTACGCTTGGCAAGTGTGCGGATCTAAGCGTTCATGGGGAGCCGTCTAAAATATATACACCTATACCCTTGCAAGATATACACGGGCGGTGTATATTATCTACATCAAGCAGGGAGATATGACAATGGAAAATTACTTCGACTTTTACGTTATCAAGGTTTCAAGCACACGCAAGACAGACCTTAAGAAGGCCGGCATCGATGCCGCAGACATCAACTCAGTATTCGATGGTTATGCTCAGTATGGCCGCAACAGCTACCGCCGCTACATCTACACAAGCAGTGTAGGCTTTCAGTCAAACGTTGCTGGTGGACTCAACGAAGAATCGAAAGCCATCATCGCTAAGTATCACGCACTCGGACTTGATGTAGATACTCAGTACATCACAAGAGACTAGACGATAGGAACCGCCACAGGCCCCCGCAAGGGGGCTTTTTCTTTTTGTGGGATACTGAAGCCATGGGTATCTTTGACCGCTTCCTTGGGCGTAAGGCCGCCGCTAATCCTACACAAGCATTGCCATTGCCGTTGTCTCAATCTAGAGACATCTACCTAACCGGGTACGGCTCTGGTCAGCTGCAGACTTTGCTACGCCGGGCGCTCCCTGGAAGTACCAAGGACTGGGCGCGGGTAGCCGGTGACCTTGGCCTGAATGGGGTTGTGGCATCTGCCATTGATTGGTATGTGAGAAACTACCCACAAGCCACGCCGCGCTACTACCGACCGGTAGACAGCCAGCAGGCAGAGCCGGTAGAAGACCACCCGGTATTGCAGCTCATGGCTCAACCGGATCCGATGATTATGGGTAGCCTTTTCTGGGGCTGGGTCATTCAAGATTTCAAATTGTTTGGCAACACCTACCTCCGCAAGATTCGCTCTTCCACTCGTGGCACGGTGACCGCTCTACAGTTCCTGCCGCAGGACATGGTTAGGCCGGTAGGTAACGGCGTAAACCCTTTGACTCACTACATCTACACCACGGATGGCCGCTCCTTTGACATCCCGGTATCTGACATCATCCACATCCGGTACGGCAGAGACCCAAGCGATATCCGCATTGGTAGAGCGCCGCTTACCGCTGTCCTGCGGGAGATAGCAACCGATAACACGGCAAGCACTACCGCTTATGGACTCTTGGCAAACGGGGCTATGCCTAGCCTCATTGTCGGGCCTGATGCCAAAGAGACAACCGTTGACATGAGCATGGACGATGCCCGGCAGGTCAAGCGGCAACTTCACGAAGACCTTACCGGTGACGGGTCCGGCGGCATCGTGGTTATGACCGGTGCCTACAAGATGGATAGAGTTAGCCTTACTCCTTCCGAGCTTGCACTTGACTCTGTACGGCGTGTACCGGAGGAGCGTATCTGTTCAGCCCTTGGTATCAACCCGATGGTCTTGGGGCTTGGAAGCGGCTTAGAGCGGTCTACCTACAGTAATTATGAGCGCGCCCAGCAAGCCGCATGGGAAGACGGCATGGTGCCTTTGCTCCGTACTTTGGCGGATGCTATCACGGCTGACTTGCTACCGGAATACCCTGAGACACAGCAGGGTGATTACGTTATGTACGACCTTGAAACCGTCAGGGCGCTTGCTGATGATATGCAAGCTGAAGCGGTAAGAGCCGAGAAACTATACAAGGCGGGAATCATTGATCGTGCTGAAGCCAAGCGGATAGCAGGCCTTGAAGCCGTGCCGGAAGATGAAGGGCAGCTACACCCAACGGCAATCCCGGTACAAAGCACTGGCGGCTTTGATGGTGCCGCAGTGCGATCGTATGAGATGAAGTTTAGACCAACTGAAGCCATGCGAACAGCAGCGCAACGGGCGCTTGATTGGAAGGCTGAAGGCTTTGATGGCGGGACGCGGGTAGGCTTGGCAAGGGCTAACCAGATTGTGAATGGTGAGAAACTGAGCGAGGATACCATCCTCCGGATGTATTCGTTCTTTAGCCGCCATGAAGTAGACAAACAGGCCGAAGGCTTCAACGCTGGTGAAGAGGGTTTCCCTTCCCCCGGTAGGGTTGCTTGGGACTTGTGGGGCGGTGATGCCGGGTTCCGCTGGGCTACATCCAAGCGGGACGCTATGCAACCTGACGGCAAGAGCTTTGACGATGACCACGTATGCACTCCGGGGGTAGTGTATAAGAGCCACCCTTTTTACGGGTACGAGCTGGAGACCAGCTCAAGCGAGTAGACACCGGCACGGGCAGAATCTATGCCGCATCCCAGAAGTATAGGAATGACCTGCTGGAGCGTGAAGGTGTAGCCATCAGCCGGATGCAACGCGCATACAAAGCCGCAACCAAGGCGAGCATCGATGAACTGGAAGCGCTGGAGGGTAGGATAGCCGAGCGTGAAGCCAACGGGGAACCGCCATCCGAAACAATCCTTTGGATGCGACAGCGGATCATAGATAACATTGAAGAACTCGGAAAGAACCTCAAAAAGTTTTCTATTGAAGGGGCAGTGATTACAGCCGATGGGCAGCTTAAAGCCGCTATCCTTGCTAATGAGGCAACGCCGCGCCTTGTGGAAGCGGCAGCGGGTAAAAAGCCCGCAGGCGTTACCCTTGGTACTTCATGGACAAGTCTTCCTGATGAACAACTCCAAGCCTTTGTCGGGTTCGCAGGCGATGGTTCGCCTTTGGCTGTCTTATTCGATTCCATCCCTCAAGTAACCACCGATGCTATGCAGATGGCTTTGGTACAAGGCATCAGCCTTGGTGAAGGCCCACGAACGGTAGCACGGCGGGTACGCAAGGCGGCAGACATCGGTAGGCAACGAGCCGAGACTATCGCGCGTACTGAGATGATACGAAGCGCCAGGGAAGCCCAGCGGCAACTATACACGGAGAACGGTTCGGTCACCGGATACCGAAGGCAGGCTACGCAGGATGCGCGGGTATGCCTTGCTTGCTTGGCTCTTTCCGGCACCCTTCACCGTACAGATGAAATCATGCCATCACACCCAAATTGTAGGTGCGTTCTTATTCCGGAGACCCTTAGTTGGGCTGAGATAACCGGCGATTCTTCCATACCGGATACCCGCCCAAAGGTGGCAACCGGTGAAGAGATTCTTAAGGGGCTAACGCCGCTTGAAGCTCAGCAGATACTTGGCACCGCCCGATACAACCTTTACAGCGAAGGCCTACCGCTCAGTGACATGGCAACTGTGGTGCCTAACGCTGACTGGGGGCCTACTACTAGGGTATTGCCGCTTAGAGACCTAGAGGGATACCAACCGGATCTAACGACCTACTTATGAAAAATGCACTGTGGGATAGTGGAGCCATGGACTTGCTGACATCTTCCGTAGACGGTATCAAGAGCGACCGGTTAGGCTACGTCAAGGGCTACCTTGTGCGCTTTGGTGATACGAAGACCGCCGACCTTGAAGGTGATTACTTCACCGCATCAACCGACTACGGGTTCCCGGTTGCCAAAGGGCAGCGAGTCCCTTTGAATGTGTACTACCACCACGGTATGGATGCCGCTGTCGGCAAGAAGAGCATCGGTACAGGCTTTGTAAAGATGGACGATACCGGGCTTTGGTATGAAGCCCAACTAGACATGGCCGATGAATACGGCTCAATGATCGCGAAGCTCTGCAAGCAAGGCAAGATGGGCTTTTCCTCTGGTGCTGCCGGTCATCTGGTAGAGCGCAAGAGCATGGGCGGTGCCGCTGAAATCACCCGGTGGCCTATCGCAGAAGCATCGATTACCCCGACACCCGCCGAGTATCGTAACAGCGTAAAGACCCTCAAGGAGTACTACGGCATGGAGCCTATGATGGAAGAAGAAGAAGACATGGTCATGGCTCCAATGCCTGAGCAATCCCCGGA